AAATTCATTACACGTTTTATAGTTTCTGGGTAATTTAAAAGATAATCATCTGAATTATAATCAATTTGTTGCGAAAGATTATATAATTGTGGAATTTCACAAGTATCTGGATCAGAATGATTTCCAACAAAATTTGCAATTTTTTCATATGCAACCATTCCTAAATCATCTTGATAAAAAGGTTCTTTTCCGAAAATAGATCCTAAAAAGTTTTGAAATAGATTTGGGCTGTCTTTTAAAATTGGCATTTGTGCCGAATTTTGCATTTCAGATCCTAAATTAAAATCTTCATTTATTTTAAATGCAGTATATATAGATCTATCATAAAAGTTTAAAACAGGAGAAATTCCGCTTATATAATAATTTGTTGTTGTGTTTTTATAGTAAGGGAGATATTCTTCTCCAAACTTATTAGTCCATTTCCAACCTGTCCAATCTCCTGCTGCTTGTAAAGATTTGTTCCAAAGATAATATGCCATGATTGTTGGTTGTAATTGATCTTTTTGATAAAATAAAAATCCTTGAGGATTGACATAAAAACGACCTTCTACTGTTCTTGTTTTTGTATTAAAAACATAAATTTGATTTTCGATAGAATTGATAATATATAAGTAACCGCGCATATCACATGCTATTCCTTCAATAGCAGTTTCGTCTGCATTTTTCATTTCATCAAACCATGGATTTGTACTTTCTTTCCAATTAAACGGAAGATTGCCTTTTGGATAATCTGTTGGTTTTAAATCCATACCAGAAACCGTATAGTTTTGCATATTTCCGGTAATATTGTTAATTGTACCAATTTTATTGAACCCCCAAGAAAACCATAAATTTTGATTTAAATCCAATGTCAAATAGTTTGGATTTCGAATTCCTTTAATTGAACTTAAGAGAACTCCGTTAGAATTTCTTTTTTCAATCGAACCAGAAGCATTCCAATTTATTGCTGCGTTGCATATCCACACATTTCCATCTTTGTCCGAAACTAATTCTTGTGGAGTTGAACATACTGGAGAAAAAAATGATCTTAAACAGTTTCCGTTTTCGTCATATTGTATAAGAAGACCGCTAAGAGAATTTGAATATGATACCCATATTTGATTAAATTTATCTGTTTCTATACCTGTTGGTTCTATTAAATTATAATCATAATTTCCATTTATAGAAGAATCGTAATAAGAATTTTCAAAAAACCATCGTAAATTTGCTGCTGTGTTATTTGTCGGTATCGTGTATCTTAATGGTGGATATACTGCTAGTAAAAATTCTCCTGCTGCACTAAATTTTAAAACAGATAGTGTATCATATAAAGATACCCACAAGTTTTGTTTTCCGTCCAATGTAATTTGAGCAGGACTCAACTTACCAGAAATTAAATAATTCAAACTGTTTTGTTTTATGACCGCATTAAGATCTATTGAACATAATGTTTGTCCGGTAACATTTAATCTATAAATCTTATCTAATTCAGAGTCACATACCCATGCGTGGTATGTTGGAGCCGGTAAAGCTGCGATAGAATAAATTCCATGAAAACCTGAAAGTGCCATGGGATCCATTTTAAAATCAACTTTATCTAAAATGGGCATATCAAATGTTTTAATTTGAGCCACATTCATATTTGGTGTTGATATTGCACTATAATATGTTGATAAATTCCAATAATATTGTGCAACAGAAACTGTGCCTGCCTGTGGATTAGATAACCATATTAAAGGATTAAAATATACTCCGGAAGTTGGTGGTGTTGGTATATTTGCTTGTGCTGTTATGTTTGTATTAAATGCAAAGGGAGTATTTGTGGTAAATGATCCTTTATAATATCCTGCAGTTTGATAATTTGTTAAATCTTTCCATTGAAATTCTGCAAAAGGTGTAAATGAAGTACTTAAATTTGTTACTCCTGCAGATATTGGAATATTTGCTGAATCATAAGGAATATATCTTGCAAAATTTGCTTCTTTGTCAAATTCTTTTATTCCGTTTCCGTCAATCCAATTGTCTGCATAATAATCAGAAAATCCACTTTTTATTACAATTGGAATATTAGCATCTGTCCAACGAGGATTGCCGTGGGCATCTATTCCATTTTCCGTAATGTCTAATTTGTCAGGATTTCTTCTCGTAACAACATAAGGCATATAAGCTGCTGCTGTACTATTAGAATAGCTTGGTAAGGTTAAATCCGCATTAAAACTATCAATGCTTACTCTAATGGCACTAGTTTCAAGAGTTGCCCAAATTGTAGTATATGGTTTTCCTTCTATTGCCAAATCGTGATTGTATATATCATCTACAAAATAAAACTCTGCATAACCAGAAACACCCACGGTTATTCCTGATGGACTTATTGCTCCAAGAGAATCTATTTTGATTGGGTAATCTGTTGTTTTTACTTTCCAAACTTGATTTCCACTAAGATCTAAAAATCTCCACTGAGGTTTTAAAAAAGACCATTTATTTTGTGGTTCTTGGTATGGATAAGAACGAGAAAATTGTGCATATAAGTTTACGTAATGTTCTATTTCTTCTCCCGATGTAATATAAACTTTGAATGGATATCTGTTTAAAAAACCAGCAAATGTCGGTGGAGGAACTGTTTCAAAATATATAGATTCTTTTAAAAGATTGTCTACATTTATTGCCGTTTGGGCTGATAAAAAAGTGGTATCCGTATATCCATATACAGATACATTATATTGTCCTGCTACCTTATAGTTATGTTCAATTTTATTAACATCATAAACATATGAACCATCCCCTAAATTCCAACGAATAAATTTTATTCCTGTAATAGCATCTAATTGAGAAGAAAATACAAATTTTGTAGCTTTTGTATATCCGTTAGTTTGATTTACATTGATGTAAATATTGCTCATCTTATCTTAAAAATCTGCTATTTTAATGGCATTCGTGCGCTCTACGATTTCGATTCGATTTAAAATATTATTAATATTATTAAATATAGGAAATTTAAAATTTTCTATTATAATATTTTGTGTATATATGTTAATATCACTTTCCGGATAAATTGGATTCCAAATCAAAAATGAAATTCCTTCTATTTGAATTCCGATATCTGCTCTGCGAGTTTGAATATTTTGCACTCCGTCAATGTTTAAAATTTCATTTGAAAGTTGGTATATATCGATCAACTGACCTAGTTTTGATGTTGTACGAGAAAAATATTTTTCAAAAATTCCTTTTATATCTAATCCAATTGCAGAAGAAGATCTTCGTGTTTCTGGTGTTTTATAAATCAAAAGTTTTGTTTCATTTATATCATTTGTTGTAATTGGACTTGTTGGATTTTTCAAATAAAAATCTATATACATGTAAACAGGATCTGCTGGAATAATTTGTGTTGTAATTGTTTTAACGGGATTCAATCCTTCTAAAATAAATTCTTTTTGAGATGGTGTTAAATATTCTTGATTTGGATTTTTTGCAACCATATAAACGTATAAGTTATTAAAATTACAACTGTTTGCAAATTTTACTTGGTTATACAAAATTCTAGTATCATCTTGTGGATTTTTTAATCCCAGATTATAAAGGTATTTTATATGTTGTTTTAAATATTCTTCATTTGTCAAAACTTTAAGATCTGCCAAAAGATTACTGTAATTTGTTCGAATATATGATTCATAATCATTTAAAGTTACTAACCGATACTGAGTGCGAAAATTTTTAGGAGCATTTTTTCTAATATTATCAACATTTTCTTCTTGCGAATAATCTGTAGACGGAAATGCATTGCTTAATATAATATTTGAAATATCAAAAGAATTTAAATAATTTCCAAATTGAATTCCCGTATCAGATAAAATTTGGGAAAATTGAATAGAATTATATCGAACCGGTGAACTGCCGTCTATTGCTCCTGTTCCTAAACTTTCTGCACTAGAATCTATTCTTAAATAATATATAGCAACTTGATCTCCTTGTTGAAGTTTTCTGCCGTTGATATTATCGCCAAAAATTAATTCATATCTTTTGTTTTCGTTGTATCGAACTTCATAAACACTATCATTTGATTTATGTAAAAATAAATCATTAACTCTTGTCCATTTTTGCCATGATGTTGTATTATATGATTTTACATATACATCTATATTAAAATTATCTATTAAAATTTTTTCATCCACTGATAAAAAAATCTTTTCATTATCTATTCCTGCTGATCTGTATATAGGATATTCTTCATATGTTCCTTGTATCAAGGAGTATTCATCATCTATATCAGTTATATTTTCTTGTGATGTTTCAGTTTTTTTAGAAAAAGATACATCAGTTATGAATGAATAATTTGTAGATCCGATTGATATATAGCTATACCGAGGAATAATATAGTTGTTTTTTGCTAAATTGTTTACACTAAACCTGACTGGTACGTTTTGTCCTTGAGGTCCTAATGGTTTGTAATTTAAAATTTTTACAATTCTATTCATGTTTTCATATATTTGTGATTCCGAAAACATGCTTTCTGATGAGGTTTTATTTAAATAAAACAACAAATTGCTGAAAGAATATGCAATAATATCTATTACTGCTGCCAAATTAGATCCTTGATAGTTTTGATCTGTAAAAACTTGTCCGCGATTTAATCTATCAACTATTATGTCTCTTAGACTTGTTCCATCAAAAGAAACATATGAATTTTTATTGAAAATAAATTGTTCATCCATATTATATTACTACTTAATAAAAAATACTTATTTTTACAGTTTAAATTGTTATTTGCCCACTCTTTTCCAAAAAAATATCTAAAGACGATTGTTTTTTAAAATTTAAAAAACTAAAAACTACTTGAACTTTATATTGGTTTAAATCTTGTTGTGGATAAACATTAACAGCCAAGACTTCAACTCTAGGTTCATAACTTTGTAAAGCATTCAAAATGCTGTTACCAATCATTTCTCCAACGGTTGGTGTTATATTTTCAAATAAAAATTGTTCCAAAGATGAACCAAAACTAGGATTTAAAAGTTTTTGTCCTTTTTTTGTAGAGAATATGTTATACAAGGAATTTCTAATTGCTTGTACGTCTTCAGACACTATAATATCCTTTGCCAAACGAGGAGATAGACCTAAACCAACTTTTTTAGATAATTCTATATCCAGTTTAAGATCGGTGAAAGTTGCTTTTAATGGGTCTGTTTCGCTTGAAGCAGATATTACAGGATCATAAACTTGTCGAGGTTTAATTAAATTATCTAATCTTACGGTTGCCATTTAGGTAAATACTTATGGTAAATATATAAAGATCTATGAAGAAATTTAACAAATTTGAAACTCTCTTGGAAACTGCATTTTCTCACTATTCAAATGGTGGTTTTCGAGAGGGAAGTCCTTTAAAAATTAAAAAAGCATTTTTATCAAGTCCTTATTGTAAACAACATTATGGAGGAGATGAGATGTTTATGAATTGGCTAAAAAATCTGATTGAAAACGAATATTTTTTCTTCATTAAGCGTGTAGCGGGTAGCAGTTCAGAACAAAATATAAAAGATGCAAACAGCAATGAAGGTACAGGTAATGTATATTTGGTGTTACGTGTAGACCCTCGTACAATATCTGCACCAACAGAATTGGCAGAATTTACAGTACCTGGTAACTGGGATTATGTCGAAGTTTTAAATTTTGGCGTAAATCTTCCCCCTGTTCAAGGCGTTCCAAACAAATACGAAAAACCAATTGGAACAAAACCAGAGGCAGTAAAAATTGAAATCAACGTAGGGAATCGACCTCTCGATAGTAACTTGCCGATAAAAAATATTGCTATTCCGGCTTCTCCTGCTGTAGAAAAACGCTACGCTTAATTTAAGCCTAAAACATTTTCAATTGCGGCTAGACAACAAAAGAAATTTATTTCGTGATCCAGAACAAAACTGTCACGGTACATGTGTTCTCCTATTTCTAGTAGTAATAGTTTTTTCTTTTTTTCATCGAGTTTTGAGCCGTAAATCAACTCAAAAAACTCTTTCAACAGAGATTGATAATCAGAATCAAAAACATTCTCATTTTCAATAACATGTTTTCTTAAATTTAAAACAGATTCTTTGTTCAACATTCCTTTGAACAATTTAATACAAATGGCGTTTAAATTTATTTTTTTATCCGAATCCAAATTTCCATCAATTGAAAACTTTTGTAAATCGTTGATAATTCTTCGAAGATCTGGATGGCGTTTTTTTATAAATTGTAAAAGTTTTGGTTTTGTTTCTTCTTTTATTTGAATATTTTCTTTTTCTAATATATGAAAACATCTTTTTATAGAGTCTTCCAAATCCGGTTTTAGATTAAAAATAATACAGCGCGAAAGTATTGGTTCAATTATTCGGTTAAAATAATTTGCTGTTAAAATGAATCGTGTTTGCTCTGCATATTCTTCCATGACATTACGAAGAATTCTTTGACCTTCATTTGTCAACCCATCAGATTCATCCAAAATAACAATTTTTTTGTTTCCGTCAAAAGATTTAGTCTGAGAAAAGGATATTACTTTATTGCGAATTGTATCTACGCCATTTTCATCGGAAGCATTGATATAAAGGTATTGGCACTTTAGTATATCATTTACAATGACTTTTGCCAGAGTAGTTTTTCCAGTACCTGGACCACCCCAAAGCATAATATGCGGAGTGTCTTTATCTATAGAAGAGAAGAATAACCGATTCTCATCGTTTAAAATGATATCGTTTAAAGTTTTGGGTCGATATTTTTCAATCCAAAGAGAATCATACTTTGACATCTGGAGATGATATCAAATTTAATGTAAAAATCAATCTCTAATTAGTTGTCTTCCTTCAAAATTTTTTCCAATTACTTCTTGAACATAACTTTCTGGCGTTTTACTCTTAATTGCTTGTATTTGATTCAAAAAGCCAATTACCTCTGGTAATTTTTCATTTTGAATGTGGAATTCCCCCACGTTATCGATAAATATCTTAGTAGTCATAATTAAAAATAATTAGTCTTTTAACTTTTAAAATCAATGAGTGATAATGAAATAGATTCTATTATAGAACAACTCAAGAACGATTCAGTTCCTTCTGTAGTAAAAAAACCGGAAATAACGGAATTAAAAGAAGAATTAACTGATGATAATGTGGGCGATTATGTTTACAAAAAATCATCAGAATTGGTGGAATCTACTTTGGCAGCAGTGCAGTCCTTAAAAGATAATGTTTTGACTGGTAGTGATCCAAAAGAAATAGCTGCTTTATCTCAGTTGATAAATTCTGCAACAAAAGCATTGGATCAATTGAACAAAATAAATCTTCAAAATAAACAATCAAAAACTAATGTAGAAATTAAAAAAATGGAAATTACTGCGAATAGTAAAAATCCCAAACAATTGCCCCAAACTACAAATGTTTTAATTGCTACAAGAGATGAAATTATGTCTCAATTATTTGACAAATCAAAAAAAGCAAATGTCGAAGAAGTGATTGATGGAGATTATGAACGTTTAGAATGAGTTTGGAAGATATACAATCTCTTTGCTTTTTTATAATTTTTTGTATAGTGATGGGATTTTTAATAAAAACAAACATCGAATGAATAAATATTATTAATGAAATTCGATACTTTAGTTGAAAAATTGCTTTTAGAAATGCCTCATGCCAGTTTTAATTATGGAGGTAAAATTTTTAGCGTTGATTTAGAAATGGAAAAATACCAAAACAATTATGAGGGATTTATTCAACATGTTAAAAATCTTTTGGTAAAAATAAACAATGATAATGTAAAGAAAGAATTCAAAAATGAATTATTAAATAGTAAACAATTTATTTTATTTCTAGAAAAACTTTTTCAAAAATCCTTTGATCAATTCGTTGTTGATTCTGGTTTATAATTTTTTTTTAATAAAAATAAAAAACCCACCCTCTTTCGAAGGTGGGTTTTTTTGATTGTGCCTGTTGATTACATATAGAGTCTGCCGCCATCGGATGGGAAAGATACACCGAGACCTTTAACGATGATAATGTGATAATACAAATTAGCACCGAAAATATGATCAACAACACCATAACGTGTCATAAGACCAACTCTTGGTGAGAAGTCATTAGGACCGATTGTGCGTTGAATCATGACAGGAATGTATGGACAATATACAATGCCTGTGTCGTAGTATTCTGTTCCTTTATATCCGAGTAAAGCATATTCTAATGGATTAGCTCTTTCTCTCTCCATGAATTGAGCCTCTGTACGAGTATCACGGTAGACAGTGAATCTTCCGCCAAGTGTACCAACTTTGGCAATGCCTGTTGGTTGTGTATTGACGTTGCCATTCACTGGCATCCATTGAAACTCTGGTAACATCTCCAAGATAGCGCACACGCGAGGTGTGGCGATAATGAAGTTTGCGCTACCTCTACGGTTGCGGATTGCGATGCGATTAGCCTCAACAATTACCTTGCTGTAGAAGTCACGGTTACGCTCTCCGAGCCAACGTGCGTCAGCCGAAGCAGCATACCAGAAGCTGTATCCATTTCCGGAACCTGCATTGAGGGCGACTTGGATCATACGAATTACCATTTCGCGGTCGATTTCGGCTTGAATTTCATACGACATTGCGTTTGTTAATTCACCGTCGATATCGAGACCGTTCATGTTCTTCAAGTCTTGTTCAAGCTCAACTGACCAGCGAGCGGCGAGGCGGCGTGTGCCAGCTTCGACGGCTGTTTTGCTGAACTCAACAGTAACTTGAGGAATGTTGCCTGTTAATTCGAATTGATTCAAGATAGCAGCAACACCTGCATCGGAATCAATGATTTGGAAATCATTGATGCTCGATACGGATGCGCTAGTACCTGTAAATCTTGTGTCCAAGTATTGATAGCCAAGTTCTTTACCAGTGCCACCACTTTCAGCATAAGAACGATTAATAAAGTCTCTGCCTGTTTGTGTTGGTCCGAGTGACGAGTAACCGTCAACACTGGATCCGCCTAAACTATCAGCCTCATAGCGGTAACGAAGAGCAAATGCTAAACCTACTGGGCCACTCATTGGTTGGACACCGACGATCTCGTTTGTGATCAATTCAGGGAATGTACGACGAACCATTGGTATTAATACCTTTGGCAAGCGAGCATCTCCTGAAGCGTAACGATCTCCTGAAGTAACCGAGCCTGGAGGAGAATAGAGCGAAGTTGTCGATGGAGTACCGAAGGCACCTGTAGTACCTGCTGTATTTCCGCCGCTTCCTTCTTCAATGCACCAACGTTCTTGGTTCTCCATGAGGATCGCTGTTGTTAAACGGGCATGTTCGTCTTCGATTGGCGCAACCTTGTCGGATGTGTAGTCGAGGACTGGTGCCCATTTTTCAACAAGCTGTTGAGCACGAGAACGATCAATGTAACCTGTGGATGGGTTTACGTTTCTCATAATTTTTTTTTACCTCCTATGGATTTGGGATCAAGAAAGAAAACATTCTTTCTTCAACAGAAATTCTTTAGTATTTCTTCAATTCATTAAGATATCCGGAAACTGGTGCATATTGTTCTGCGGCAGCTTCGGCAGCTTTAGATTCCTCAACTACAGTCTTGCGAGAAGGAACTTTAGCAGAACGACTAATTGCGTTTTGCTTTGCTTCTTCCACGAGATCTGTAGCTTTTTCTTCTTCGCTACGCTCGAACATCTCAACGACATATTTAAAGTTTTCTTCGATATATGAAGAATCTTTGTCGCTCAATAAATTATTAATAAATTCTTTTTTGGCAAAAGGCATACCTTTTGTTTTTTGTTCCAAAATATTTGAAGTTTCACTAAATTTTAATTTTGTTAAAATTTCATGATTTTCTTTGTATGCTTCATTGAGCTTTTGATTAAGCTCATCAATTTTCTTTTTACCCTCTGCAACCAAACCTTTAACTTGATCGTTTACTGTTTCTGGGTCAATTCCGACCATTTCGCGGATTTGTGCTAATTTTTTACGGGCATATGTATTTGAAACTGCTTCTTCCAATTGAATTGTTGGAACAACTTTTTCCAAATAAATATCTAAATAATTGCTGATTTCTCCAACAATTTTATTTGAGAAAGATTCTGCTTTTTCATTAAGAGCTTTGCGGTAAAACGATACTAAATTTTTTAATTTTTCAGTATGATTTTCTGTGATAGCACTAACAACTTTTTGAAGTTTTTCGGTATGATCTGTATCAATTGCTTCCAAAAGTTTTTGGAGTTTTGTTGCATGATCTTCGTCTTGTTTGGAAAGGGCACTTTCAAGTTCGAGTTGAACTCTTGCAGTTGCTTTTTCTTGTACAGCAGCTTCAAAAGCTTCTGTGATTTCTTTTGCAGTTTCTTCGTTGATTACAGAACTATCAACTTTGCTTAAAATCTTTGAAAAATTATTCATAATGTGTATATAAAAACTTATCCTTTCTTAGTTACCTTTTTAAGAACTTTTTTTGTTTTCTTTTTATTTTTACCATGATTTTTTTTACCATGATTTTTTTCACATTCACAATTGCTGTCTTTATGTTCAATTTTTTCTTTAGCATCTGTAATGCGTTTTTTAAATTTTTCTGTAACAATTTGGTTTAAAACTTTACCAGAATTTGCATAATTTTTTTCGCAAATTTGTGCTACAAATTTTGAGATTAACTTTTTTAATTCCATGATGTATATATTTATCTTATTGAAGTACATTTATAAAGTTTTCAATCCATTTATAAAAGTTATAAATTGTTCTTTTAAATATTGGTCAATATTTTTCTTTGGAAGATTAGAAATACTTTTTTCAAATTTTTCATAAAATGGTTCAAACTCACCATCATTTGATAATACCCATTTTTTAGATTCTAAAATACCATTAACAAATGCAGTTGGAACTGATGGATCTGCTACTACATCGATGGCTACTAAACGAAAATCAGAAACATGACCAATTCCATTTTTTTCATCAACTCTTCCAAGTGCTCTTGAAGATACCCCCAATTTAACACCGTCTAACATTAATGAACGAACAACTTGTCCCATTGGGGTTGATAATACCTTTGATTTTCCAATAAAAATGTCACCGTCTTGTTTTAATTCGGTAACCATGTGACACGCTCTTTCTAAATTTACTTCAGGAGATGTTGGGTGATTCAATTCTCCGGTTGCTCGACTACTTTTAATCATTTCGTCTGTGTAACGAGTTACTTCTTTTACCATTTCTTCTAATGGATAAACTCTCTTGTTTCTGTTTGGTTTATTTCCCATTAACATGGGACCCTGAAGCCAAACGCTCGATGGTGAATTTCTATTTTTTTCCTCTACCAAATATTTTAATTCATAATTTGGAGATTCTACCAATAAATTGTAAACGTTACTCATGTATTTATATTACTTACTCTAATAATTATTCAATTTAAGTGCTTTTCATTCATAATTATAAAAGTATAACCTTTTTTCTCGCACCATGCTTTTGCAGATGTCCACTTTGCTTGATTTATCGCCCATTGATATCTTTCATAAATCAAAGTTTTTTGTTTTTTTCTTCCGGTATCTATTGGGGGTGCAGTTTGTTTTTCAGGTTTTACTTCAATCAATAATTTTTTAATTGTTCCGTCTTTAACCTTTAATTTTGCAATCAAATCTACAAAATATCTGTGCATTTTTCCATCTATTGGTGATACGTAAGGAACTACTACAGATTCGGAAGACCAGTTTAAAACATTTGGATTATTATCCAAATATCGAAATGCTTTTAATTCCAACATTGAACGATATATTGGTTGAGAACCTATATATTTTTGTGGATTTTTTGGTTTAAAAATTCCTTGGGTGAAATTTCTATTTTTCTTTCCCAAATTTTTGTTCATTTTAACCAATAAAGAAACGAATCGGATCTCTATCCACAAGATCCGACATAATTTCTTTTTCTAATTCATCTTTTTCTTTTTCGCCTTGTCTTAAAAGATCTGCAGCATTGACCGTTTGACCTCCGAATAAATTTGTTCCTTGATATTTTCCACGAACATGTCCAATAGTAATTTTTGCTTGTGCTAAAGTATAACGATATATCCAAAGTTGGCTGACTAGTTCTCTTATTGGTTTTTGAATTTTACATCCTATTAGGCCATAGTATGTCGCACTTCTTGATGGCTCTGGAATAATTCTTAGTATTTGATTTTCTGGATAAAACCGAAGAAAAGGTTTTAATGCCAACATTTTTTCTCGTAAATCCAAGTATTCTTTAAGAGCGTGCCAAGTAACTAAATCATATCCAACATTTCCCAAAAGATGTCCGAAATAAGCTTGCTGTGCAATAGTGTGTTCAATCGTAAAAAGAGTATTAACTCCAGAATTGTTTCCTTCATTAAATGAAAAAACATCGATAACTTTTCGATAATCGTCCATATCAAAATCAAAACTGGCACTTAGTGTTGGATTTGCAGAATCCATAGAATTGTACATGTTCGGAGTAATATTCATGAGTTTATCCATTCTCAAACCTACTCCTTGTTCATATAGATCAGAACGAAATATAAGGTATTCTTCTGTAACTCCGGAAAATTTTGTAAACCATTCTATAGAAATATCAATCATCTCGTACATTTGCTCACTACTAATTTCGATATCAATCAAAGGAGCACCCAAAGCGCGATGAATTCTTTGTGCTAAGTGGTCATAGCTTTTAATTTGTGAATTGAAAGTTGTGCTTCCGTGAAAATTGTTTGGTAGTACTGACATTAATAATATTTATATTGAGTTTCAACTAATCTATTCAATAATTGAATCCTGTTATATGTGGATTAAAATTTAAAATCATATATTATTTACAAGGATTTATATTATTCCAAAATCCAGTTGGTGCAGAATATTCGGGACAGTAAAAAGTGTGATTTACTGAAGCGTCTGAATTTATAAATTCAGAAGTACCGTCTCCCCAATCAACTAAAATATTTCCAGATGTAGTTATTACACGAAATCCCGTTAATTGGACATCTGCAGGAGAAGAACTACCATAAAGACCTATAAGAGCTTGTTTATTGTGAAACATTATAACCTCCCTACCGCGAATAATTGATTATTATCTTTGTAAACAAAAGCACCACCATATCGCACTCCGATTGTAACACCAACGGAGTTAAGTTGCGCTGCAGATAATCTTAAGATATTGGTTCCTGTATTCATTAATGCTACATTAAATCCATCAGGTAAAGAAGAAGGGAATATAGCAAATAGAGGTTGAGTTGTTGTATCAAAGTGAAATACTCGACAAGTGTCAGAGCTTAAAAACGTTTTAGAGGATGTTAAATCTGTAATATGAACCGATGTACTAAGATTATTTGTTACTGTTATATCGTTAGCACTAATAGATCCATTAACTGTCAAGGTTGCTAAAGGATTTGTTGTGCCAATGCCTACATTTCCTGTGTGATCAATACGCATTCTCTCTACCGATCCTAAACTAGAACCTGAAGTTTGAGTTCTAAATGTTATGTAAGAACCT